TTAGTTAATTAAGTAAGTCGGTCATACTGTTATTTATTTAATTATGAGTCCTGGGAACGCCTCTGCAACAAGTTTTTTAGTTAGTCCTTTGTATACACCATCGAGTGTCTTATCTTTCATATGACATAGCAGAGGTACTTCCTTGCTGTCAATCCTATATAGGATATCAATGAACATGCGTTCTCGTCTTACCCGATTGATCTGATCCCCTGGACCGCCTTTAACGAAGTACCTAAACTTCTTGGTCTCTGACATCAACCGTGTCTTATCATACTTTGACTTCTCATCCTCATCGATTGGAGGTACACCAATTGGAAGATTGAATTGTACCGTATCATCGAATGCACCTTTGAGGACATCACGTAGCTCTAATGAGTTGTACTTGCGAAGGATCTCGATCTTCTCTTTACGTGAATCTGTCTTGGCTACCTGCTCAAGGATCTCGCAAACTAATATTCTTTTGGCCATTTTTAAAACTCGCTAACGGATTCTACTAACATTTTACAACGCTTCTTAATTAGGTAGTCTAAGATGCGTGCTCTAGGTGCAACTAGTTGTTGCTCATATGCATACATGATTGAATCTGTGTAATCTTTAGGGATCATGTCAAGATCAATCAGTAGTTTATTACGTTGATAATTCCTATATACCTCTGCGTCCATCACCGATTGGAGGTCTTCTGCTTTCTCCAACCATGTGTCAATTTTCTTTTTACTAACAGGAGTTTGTCTATTACCGTCCACAAAAGTAGTATCAGCAGAAAGAATATTAGGTATCCCATCCCCACTATCGCCACGAATGATGTGCTCAAACAGGTATAAGCGAGGGTTGGAGTCTGTGACCAACTTCTTTTGGATTGGCGAGAATTGTTTGACATTCTTGTATTTCTGAAGTTGGATAAAATCTTTGTCAGAAGAAATAATCATGACAGGTTCGTTCTTACCAAACTCCTGAGTTTCCTTAACTAATGTTGCGATGACATCGTCAGCTTCAACGTGCTCAAGATGGATAACCTTATACGGGAAGTTTTCTTTAATCTCTTCACGTATCTGGTTTAGGTATGTAAAGAAGAGTTTCCAATCCATACCGCTATCTTCTCTTGCTTTCTTACGATGTGCTTTATATGGAGGGAAAACACCTTTCCTCCAAGAATTGCCGCCATCACAAGCTAATACGATTTCGCCGTATTCTGCTTTATACTTATGCGAGTACATACGAATGGTATTTAAGATCATGTGTCTTAAGAATTCTTCGCTAAGCTCAGCGTTTGGTTGAGCATAGAAAGAGGCGATGGAGATTTGTGAGTAATCAATAATAATCATAATCTATATTATACCACAGTTTTTGCCTGCTGTAAACCCTTAATGTGTGCTCTATGCACCTTAACCATTATCCAATCATTATAATATTGGTCGCTGGTCAATACGTTGCGTGTAAACTGTTCGTATGCCTCTAAATAATTACATTCTCCTTTTCCTGCACATAAGTATAGGATCTCTCGCTTGTAATTTTCTGCACCATTCTGTGCTATCTCTTCAATTAAAACCTTGTTAGAACCAAAGTAGGTTTTCCAATCGGATTCTACCTTGAATCGTTTCTTCTTACCTTTAACTTGTTTAGTCTTGTTAGACCAAAATAGTTTCTTACCTACATACTTCCTTTGTGTCTTCAGGCAAGTAATTAGGTAAACGAAACCATAAACTTCTTTATGAGTCTGCTCGCCTAGTTCGTAAGGTTTACCATTGTATGTCCATGTCATCGTCGAAACCACCATTCTTTAAGAGGTCAATATCATCTTCTAATTCCTCTTCTATATATGATGATCCGCAGAACGGACAATACTGTGGCTCTTGATTCACATTATCTGGATCATACTCGATAACGGCTTCTGCTCCACAATCTTGGCATTCATGTGTATTTTTTGTCATGTTATTCAAATAACTTTAGTTGTGAGGTTAATTCGGTGATTGAAACCCATTCTTTGAGTTTATCAAATCCACCGATTAGGAGTTCTCCGTCAAATACCTGAGGTACTGAACGAAGACCGCGTTCTATTAATACATCTCTACCAGCTGCATTAGTTTCTATGTTAACTTCTTTGAAGTCAATGTTCTTTGACTTGAGTAATGCCTTTGCTTGATCACAGAAAGGACAGACATTCTTCGAGTATACTATAATACGTGTCATAGCGATAAGCCTTTCATAGTTTCCAATGTAGCATCTTGCTTTACTCCGCCAGTTATATATGACGTGATTTCTGTTTCTTGTGGTGCAACCTGAACGTTACCACCGCCGATCCACTTCTCTGTCCATGGCAATGGGTTTGACTGTGATACTGTATATGGACAGTGATATGATAGCGTACGCATACGACGGCAACCAATCCACTCTACGTAGTCAGCTAACAGCTTCTCATTCAAACCTATCATCGAACCATCTTTGAATAGGTATTTTGCCCATTCTTTCTCTTGTTCAATGGCTGATACGAACATGTCATTAACTTCTTTCTCAGTCTCTTGCCTAATCTTTGCAAAGTCCTGATCGTCTTTGATTAAGTTCTTGATGATGGATGTAGATGCTGCAAGATGGGTATTCTCATCGCGTGCAATAAACTTGATGATCTTTGCGTTGCCTTCCATCTTCTTCAGCTCAGCGAATGCCCATGAACACGCGAAAGAAACATAGAAGCGGATTCCCTCGAGTATGTATACACTCATCAAACAGAGGAATAACTTCTTCTTCATCTCATACATGTCGATGACTACAGTCTCATCGTTAACCTTATGTGTTCCCGTACCCAGTAACTCATAATATCTGGAATACTGAATAAAATCATCGTAATAAACAGAGATATCGTGAGCGCAGTCAAGGATAGGTTTGATTGTTTTAATTTCATCAAACACTTTAGAAGGGTTTGCATAGATGTTCCTAATGATGTGAGTATATGAACGTGAATGAATCGTTTCAAAGAATGCCCACGTTTCTACCATTACTTCTAGTTCTGGCACTGATGCCATCGGTAGGAATGCTAGGTTTGGAGATCTACCTTGTACAGAATCCAATAGGATTTGTCGTTTAAGGTTTGATGTGAAGATGTGTTGTTCAAATTCGTTTAAGTCATCAAAATCTTTACCATCACCTGATAAGTCTACTTCCTCTGGTCTCCAAAAGAATCCTAACTGTTTGTCCGTAATCTTTTCAAACTGACTGTATCTAACTGCATCGTATCTTGCTATATCTACTGATTCGCCGAAGAACATCGGTGATTCTAAATGACTTTTTGTTTTTAGTTTGAATACTGACATTTACCATTTTCCTAGCGGACATTTTACATTGGGTATGATGACCTTAGCGAGTAAGATACATCCACATTCTTTACAACGATCTACTTTTAAAAACGTAGTCTTGCTTGGACATTCCATACAGATGTCGAAGCGTTTGATAGCAAGCTCTTTAATTTCTTCTAAATTTTGCACGATTCACAGTCATCCTCACCATCAACTGGTTGAGCAAGCTGTTCTTCAATTGCTTTAAATTCTTTTTCGTGCAGCTCACCAGCACCATCGTAGGTGTTGAAGTAATAAAGTTGTTTACCACCATACTTATAAAACATTACGAGATGCTTAATCATATCAGCCATAGAGACTTTATGATCTTCGTAGTTTTCTGGATTATAAGATGTATTGACAGAGATACCTTGATCGATATACTTCTGTAGTACAGCACAGATCTTTAGGTAACCTTCAGGAGATTTCTGATCCCACAATAAATCGTATTGATTCTTCAGCTTGTGGTAACCAGGTACAACTTGTGCCATCACACCATCCTTAGATTGCTTGAATGATACAAGCGCTCGTGGTGGTTCGATACCATTAGTTGAGTTACTAATCTGTGCAGATGTTTCTGCTGGCATTAATGCCATGAGAGTAGAGTTACGTATACCAAAATGAATTAGATCTTGACGTAAACTAAACCAATCCATACGTTCTACGTGTGGTACTAGTTCATCTACTTCCTTCTTATATGTATTGTTTGGAGTTTCTCCAAGAGAATACTTAGTCTCATAAGATTTAGGACATGCGCCCTTCTCCTTAGCGAGATCGTTAGAAGCTTTAATCAAGTAGTATGACCATGCTTCTGCATATTCATCTATGGTTGATAACGCTGCATCATCATATCGCAAGCCTCGTTTTGCAAGGAAGTACGCGAGGTTGATGATGCCGACTCCAAGAGGGCGGCGATTCTTTGTGGACGCTTCGGCCGCACGTACGGGATACCACTGATAGTCGAGCAAACTATCAAGCGCTCTGACGGTGAGGTCACAGTATCTTTCGAATTCTTTTGGTTCGTTGATAAGTCCCCAGTTAATGGCCGACAAAGTGCACAGACTAATTTCTCCATCTTGATCCTCTGCTGAAGTTAAAGGTTTAGTAGGTAAATTGATTTCACAACATAGATTTGACATGCGGATTGGTGCAGATTCTGGGATGAATGCACCATGACTATTAGCATGGTCAACGTTCATCAAGTAGATCCTACCTGTATCTTTGCGCTCACTCATGAACTGAGTAAACACTTCCATAGCAGTTAGAACTTTCTTGCGAATACCTTCTTTTTGTTCATACTGAACATATAACTCTTTAAACTTGTCCTGATCTGCATAGAATGCATCGTAGAGATCAGGCACTTCATCTGGAGAAAACAATGTAATGTTACCGCCAGTTAGAAGACGTTCGTACATAGTCTTATTAAACTGGAAGCAGTAATCCATATGACGTACTCGACTTTCCTCTGTACCTTTATTGTTCTTCAGTACAATAAGGTTTTCAAATTCGAGGTGCCATAATGGAAGATAAACAGTTGCAGCACCACCACGTACACCGCCCTGTGAACATGATTTAACTGCAGCTTGGAAATACTTTAAGAAAGGGATAAGCCCCGTGTGAATAACGGAACCATCACCGATACGACTGCCGATAGCACGAATAGAACCAGCACCGATACCAATGCCAGCCTTCTTAGAAATATATCGGACAATAGACGTCGTCGTTGAGTTGATCGAATCGAGAGAATCACCAGACTCAATGAGCACACAGCTGCTAAACTGACGAGTAGGCGTACGAACTCCGGCCATGATTGGGGTAGGTAAGCTAATATAAAATTGAGAGATTGCATCGTAATATTCCTTTACATATCTCATGCGATTCTCTTTAGGATACTGCATAAAGAGGTTCATCGCAATTAGCATGTATAGAATCTGAGGTGTCTCATATGGTACTTTAGTCAAGCGATCTTGAACTAAGTACTTACCTCTAAATTGTTCCATGCCGACATACGTAAACTCATTGTCACGATCGTGTTTGATATAACGGTCAAGGATATCGAACTCTTGCTCTGTGTATTCCCTTAGTACTTCACCGTCATAGACACCACGCATGATGTTCTGAGTAGTAATGCTTATCAAGGACCATGGATCGTACTGACCATAGACTTGTTTACGTAACTTATAGTTGACTAAACGAGCAGCAACATACTGATAATTTACTGTGTGCTCGGAGATTAATTCTGACGCTGACTTGATGAGCAACTCGTGGATGTCATCAGTCTTCATACCATCATTAATTTGAATGTTTGCTTTAAGCTCGATCTCACTAATCGATACACCATTAATACCTTCTGTTGCCCATTCCAAAACTTTATGGATCTTATTCACGTCGAACGGTTCTTGTTCACCGTCTCTTTTTCTTACATTAATATTCTGCATTATTATTCAAACTCCATTAAATCAGAAGTATATTATACCACATGCGAGCTCGCATGTACATGGTTTTTTTAAAGCGGGATTAAGCTGCTGCTATAGAAACAATGTTGATAGCAGCGTTGATAGCAATGTTTAGTTGCTCTTTGAACTGCAGTTCTTCTGCTGTAGAAGTTACTGCCTTTTCTACCTCTAAGCCTTGCAATAAATTTAAGTACTCATCCTTAGTTATCTGCTGAGCCTCATATAGTTGAGTATACTCTGCATAATTTGTTTGGATCTGTGCTAAATTCATCGTGGCTTACTCCCTAGTACTTGTTGGATGGTCTCTGCACTGCGTGAAACCTGTTGTAGTTTTAACTTACAGAATACTTCGCTTACGTTACCTTTAGCGTAGAGTTCTTTTCCTTGTTTGGAAAGCTCAAGTACCTGCTCAGAAAGCTTGTGTGCTTCCTGATTACGAGGGATATATTGGGTAAAATTTTTAAACTCGTATGATAGTATGTATAAGTTTTCAAACGTCAACTTAGCTTGTGTTTGATCTTTACAGTTGTCCACTGAGAGTTCAGCAGTGGTTCTAATCTTATTAACGATAGCATACTCGTTGTTATCATAACCAGCCATGAAGTATGCATCAATCAATGCACATCCGTTAAGGGATAAAACCAAAAGTAATAAGGCTAGTCGTTTCATTTCACACTTTCGTATATGTCTTTCTGAGATTTATACCACTCTTGCCATGCTTCCAACTTAGTCTTCAGTTGGTAGTACGTACCATAGTTTTCATTAGCATTCTCAATGAGATCTGCTAATGTCTTCTTATCTTCAGGTAGTTGCTTTAGATCTGCTGGCTTTTCTTGTAGTTCACTTGGAACCTGAGGCCACGCCATTTTGAGTGGCACGGTTGTAGAGCACCCAAGCATCATCAGACAACTTACACTCAGCATTGATAGCAGAACGCTTTGCTTCAATCGCTTGATTGTTTTCATATACTTTTTCCTTAACTATCTTTATCTTTTCTATTACCTCTTTTTGTATCTGTATGTTTGTTTCTTTAGACTTTGTTTCTGCTACTACAATCTTTTGTTCGAGATCTGCTATCTTCTCATTCCAACCTCGTTGATTCCACCAACTTCCTTCAAGGAATAAACCAAGGGCTAATATAATCATGCCGATAGGCTTAATTAAATTTCCATAGTTACTTATAAATGGTAGTCTTTGCATAATGCTACTTGCAAATGTGGCTACAAGACCTAGTACAAATATTAAATGTACGAAGTAAGTGACAAACCAGTCAGGTAAAAATGATGTAAGTAACCACATAGTATATCCTTAAAATTTATGCTACAGGGCCATATGATTCTAATTTACCCAATACTACCCACGTAGCGTCTGTTCTAATAATAGTAAACGTAACTATGCTTTTCTTATTAGCTGTGCCTGATGGTAACGATGATCCTAACCAATTAACTGTTTGTGAAGTACCATTAATTTGTACTGCGCTTGGTATATATGGAGTTGAGCCTTGACTCAATATCAACTTGCAGACTATAGCTCTTTCATTATTAGTTGGAACGTTTGTAAAGTTTGGAGTAAAGTCTTGTGATATTGAACTATGATACCATGTAGATGCTGTTCTAAAATCATGTACAACTGTTAAACCTGCGGATGTTTTAGTTCTAATAACTTCTACTAATTGGCTGTGAGTTGTTGTACTTCCTAATTCTACGTTATCTAATCGAGAATTTTCTGTAAGTACATTTTGTCCTTGACCGACGCTCGCGTAAAATGTTTTTACTGTTGGTGATGATGGTGTTGATGAGTATGTTTCATATGTACTTCCACCCTGATCATTAGCAGATGTAGAGAATACATACTCTGTGATAGCATTAATCTGTTGGATCCACATCGTGTATGATGTGTTTGGAAGTAATGTATAGTTAGTGGTGGATAATAAGTTTGCGCCTATTTGATTAACTACTGTAGCTGCTGGTCCAAAATGGCCATAAGCTACATGATCAGATGTGATAGCAACTTGCGAAGCTGTCCATGTGGATCCGACTTGGATGGCAAAAAATCCTCTATTATCTACACTAATATACTTTGTTAAGTATAATGCAGAAATTGGTTGGCTACCAGTTGTAAATGTTACATAGTTCTTAGCAGTTCCAGGTACTGTTACTCCATCTAAATAACCATGGATAGTTAATCTCGGTGTACCAACAGTTGCAAATGTTGGTTTACCGGTTATTGATGTCCATGCAATCGATTCTGCAGAACCACCACCTAATACCGAAGTACCTGTGCTGTCAACTATATCTCCATCAACAGGTATAGTGAGATTGCCATTCGCATCAAATTTCCAAGTTTTTTCCGAGCCGTTTGATGTAACTATTTCTATGTTTCTGCCTTCTCTGGCAGAAAATTTGAATGCAGTGTCTGACGTGCTTCTCTGAATCCTATCTTCAGAAGCAAACTCTATATCTTTAAATATTTTATGTGTCGATGACATTTATTAATTCTCTTCGTGTTCTTGAGATACATACTTTTTAAAGTCTTGTAACGTCTTGCGTTGTAAAGGTTTCTTAGTCATCACAGCTTTCTTACCCGCATCACCGGCAAATCCAGCAATCTTGCCATCACCAGCATTATTAGCTGGTACTGCTCCTTCGCCTTCTTCTGAGATAGCTTCTTCTGTCTGCATACGACGACGAGCTAATTCACCTTGAGCATAACCATCCTCATACTCTGTATAATCTTTTGTCCCCTTCTCATAAGGGTTTTTCTTAACCGCACCAGTATGAGCAGCTTCGTATCCATGTGTAAAGCATTCTGCATCTTCCATCAGCTCTTGAGTATACCACGCTTCTTTAACCGGTTCAGGCTTCTTAGGTGGATTTAACAGTTCCTCACCTCGACGTTTAGATGCATCTGACTTCATACGTTCGCGTTCGAATGCACGCTGTAACTTAACAGCAGCAGACATGCGGGCTTCATCTAAATCTTCTTTGACCGATTTAAAATGTGTAGGCTTTAATTGGATTGAACCTTCGTCGTGGTCGATGGTGTATGTCTTTGTATCACCAGCATAACGTTTACGAATCTCTCCTACGTGACCAACTTTACCAACAACATCCTTAGGACCTTTATGGATTACAACCTTATCACCGATCTTATGTGCTTCGTTTACTTTCTTAGCTAGGCGATCGATTGCTGAAGACATATTCTCTTTGCCTTTCTCAGCTTCTTCCTTGCGTTTAGCTTCAATCTCATCGTGCTTCTTCATACGTTCAGCAGCTGCTGCTCTGAATCTATCTAGTGCAGATTCTTTAACTGGTTTCTTTTCTTTAGCAAGCATAGCACGTACTTTATCTAGCTTGTCTTTATCGTTAGGAGTTAAACGATTTTCTTTCTTCTTTTCTAGAGATGCTGCCCAAGATGCATCAGACTCGTTCAACATATCTCCAATCAATTCTTCGTGTGATTCTTTTTTAACTTTAGCATCTAAGTCATGATGAGACTTATCTGCATCCTTTAAACCCATCACAACTAGTGCACCATACTTAGTCTTACCAGTCTTCTTATCAGTGCCACGATTCTTCATGCGTGCACGAAGCTGTGTCTTGCCATGTAATTCTGGACTACCAAGTTTTGCTTCGTCTTTTCCGGTATGATAGAAACCATGTCCACCAATTTGGATATAGTTTGTCTTGCGATCTTTACCGTAGTGGTGTTTGATTGGTTCTGCGTCATCATGTGTGTGATACACATTACCCATCTGCAGATCTTTGTGATAATCGCCTGATGGTTTCTTCCATTGTTTATTAACTTTATGGAGGAATCCAGTATCAGTGATTGCTTTTGCTGTATGAGGATACTTCTTCTTAGAGTTGTCAGAGATGTCCCACTTCTTACCATCATGATGAAGTTCGATCTGCCCAAACATTGCTTTGTGGTCTGCTTTAATCTCTAAGTTGTGTTCTTTACCATCATGCTTGAACTTTGCATCTGGTGCATCAGCTGAAGAACCTGCTGTCTTAGAACCTTTGTCTGCTTTACCATGCTTCTTAAGCTTATCATTAACAGTCTTCTCGTAATCAAATCCGCCTTGACCAGTAGCTTCAGCAACTAGTTGAGTTAAGTCTTCACGAGTATCAACTTCTTCATTAGCTGAAGTTGCATGTGTAGCATCTTCACGCTTCTTCTCAGCATCAAGCATCTGTTGCTTCTTGCCTTTAAGCATGTCTACTTTATTCTTGAGTTGATCTTGAGCTGCAGCGATGGCATCTTTATGCTGTTGATTGAGATTTTTAATCTCATCATTCATAGCATCTGCTTTACGTTGGATGGATGGATCTATTGGCATGTTCTTATTCTTATCTGTAGATGTCTTCTAAAGTTATATAAATGTGTTGCTTACTGGATGTATGGTATACAGAGTAAACGTTTACACCACCAATGTTACCAGCTGGAATTGAATTCATCTCATTAACTAGTATGACAGAACCTTTAAATGCTATTGGTTCTCCAGTAGTTGATGAGATGCAATGCTCAGCGAGCTTATATTTTCCTGGTGTTAAGTTGTCTCCCTTAACCATCCAAGTTTTTGACTCTGATATAGTGTTATCTAATTCTATGCCATTATCTTTAGCATACTTAGCGAAGCCTTCAAGTATCGCTTCTGTACTCATGTTAGTATTCTCTTTTACAAGCCATAATGCAGCTGCGTATGATGCAAGCTTCGACTTACCAAATGGAATCTTATTTAATAAACGTTTTAAGTTATACACTAACCTAAAGAATAGTGTATATGCATCCTTCTCTTCTGCAGTTTCTGGACTCTTTAGTTTCTTACCATTCTCGTCTATGAGGCCAAGTTTAAATGCTTTAGTCTCATTCCATGGTGTAACTAATTGTCTAAGAAACCTAAATGTATAGTATACATCTGCCGCTCTTTGTACAATTGCCATTTAAATCTTCCTTAATACCTCTATCACTGATGGAACTAGAGGTATCTCAATATATTGTTCTTCTGGCAAATAATTCAAGTAGACTAAGAAAGTCTTTAATAAAGGCCAGTTCTTCTTATCAATCTTATAGAACATCATGTGATTAGCTGACTCAATACCAAACACATTATATAAAACAATCAAGTGGTTTAGGATCAGTCTCTCGCTTAATTCACCAGTAGTTTCATAACGATTAAATAATCGCTTGATATACTTGAACTTCTGAAGATCTTCTTGGAATTCCTCAGTCGTCATGCACTGAGGGTTATTATAATTCCTAGCTGCGAACAGCGCGAAGTTCTTGTTGGTTAATTTTTCAAAACCTTGCATAATATCCTATGACAAAATATAATAGGGAGTGTTTCTCCCTATTATCTACACAACTATTACTGAGCTTCTCCAGCTGCAGCTTTATTATTAGTCAAGCTACGTGCAGCTTTAGTCGTACCCTTTAAGTCGCGGAAGGTTTTCTTGTCTTGCGGGTTGGTGATGATGGTTTCGCCTTCTTCGCCCGTGGCTGTGGTGCCGATTTTGACGGAGTCTTCTTTGACGATGCCTTGCTTGCCGAGCTTTTCTTTGGCGTCGTAGCTGCCTGGACCTTTTCCTTTTGGCTCGGCTGCTCGCTTAACTTTGTCGGCTCCGTTTGGGGTTCCGTCTTTGTTTGGCTCGTCTGTGACGATGACTGAGTGGGCGTCGAGGAATTTTTGCTCTGTCCCAGAATGAGGTTCCATAACTTCTTGATCATCTTGCTTATCCTTCATGTTTGCATGTTTAATTTCTTTGGCATCCATACTAACGATGCCCTTCTGTACTGCTTCATCTAAAAATGAATCATAGTCAGTAGATTCATTCCTTTGTGCTGCGTAATAAGCAGCTAATGCTTGCTTCTTACGTTGCTCCTTTGATTTGCCAGCAAATTTAGGATTATCTGACTTAACGAAGTCACTGATCCATTCACCAGCAGATGCATTCTTTGACAATACTTCATTGATAAGAGTATCTATCTCTTTCTCAGAGAAGATTTCTAAACCTTCTTTTTTTACTGATTCATGTATCTTAAGTTCATTGTGTTTTACTTGAACATTTTTAGCAGATTGCCATTCATAATCTTTAGGTTTGTCATGCAATTCTACGGTAGCATGTTCCTTACCGCTATGATAAACATATCCCTTTAAACCATGTAATGGATGACCTGGCTTATGAATAGTTACAGTATCACCTTCTTTAGCTTCATTAACTTTCTTTTTCTTTTCAGCTTCGATCTTCTTCAGCGCAGCATCAGATGGACCCTTCACATAGTCGCTTTCTTTCTCTGTGCCGCCGTAACGACCAGCTTTAGCTTGATGTTTGTAAACACCATCTTTTGATTCGTACTCAAGAAGTTCTTCAGTAGCTTCTGTTTCTTCTTTCTGTTGAGTACCATTAATCTTTAATAGAGTTTCTGGATGGCTACGATTCTTCGTACGTTCTTTATCCAAATCTTTAAGAGTTAGCTTATCATTCTTGCGAAGGTATGCTGGAACTTTAGACTTATCAACTGCTGTCTCATCATCATAATCTTCATTATGTAGTATAGCAAAATCTTGCTTATCAAGCTTACCATTTTTGTTCTTATCGAGCTTCTTCTGGTTTCCCTTTAGCTCTTCTGATTTCATCTTTGTATACGCCTCAGATATAGCGTCGTGTTTGAAAATACCCCAAGTCATTTTCGTTTCCTTTACTTTATAAATTTGCTGAATAGGTCAGTGTGACCAATTAAATAACCTAATACGATGGCTCCACCAACAATCATATAACGCCATCTTTCTAATATATCCACGCGATCCTTGATTTCATTCATGGTCTTAATCATACCTTGATGCTGTGTCTTATCTGCTTCTGCTAATGTATCGATCTTGTTATCAATGTGGTCGGTGATCTCACGCGTAGTCGTAGTGATACGCGAGTGAAGCTCTTTGATGTCATGCTTGACATCTGCAACGTCAACCTTTAAATCTTCCATTTGAGCTTCCAATTTAGCTACTCTTTCTATGCCTAATATTTCTTGAACCATATCACGCCTTAGCCTTCTTCGCAGCTTGCTTCATAGCTAAGCGAGCGATATGACGAGCTCTTGACATGCCAGTATGTTCTGCACCAGATTTATCTTTAGTTACTGGTGGAACTGTCTTATATGGCTTATCAAACGGTGGATCTTGTTCAGTAGATTCTTGAGTTACCCTACTAGCACGACCAAATGAAGGACGTAAACCGTGTTTCATCTTTTCTACATTAGCCTCACCGCGTGACATCGTGCCATCAGCAACGGCTTTATCGATACGTGTTTGATGATCTGCTTTAGAACCGCCATCGTGTGGTGACTTATCTGAATCTGCAGATGCTGTAGCTGCAGGTTTTTCAACGGTCTTTTGTGTATCGTTGCTTTGTGCATGTGCATGTCCACCTAATGCGCCTGCTACCGCGATTGCTGCAGCTGCAATATGATGCTTTAAACCTTCATTGATATCACTCTCAACACCATTAGATTTTAATTCTTTCGCTAAGCTACGTGCTTTATCTTTGTGAACTTTGAAGTGTGTAGCCTTATCGCTAGTAGCAACATACTCTGCACCATGTGCCTTAAGAGATGCCATTGCAGTCTTCTGATTCTTAGGTGGGAAACGATGGTCTAATGCAATCTCAACATGATCTGGACCATGCTCTTCATGTTCAACAATTGATTCTTCTTTAACACTTTGTGAAGCCCTGAAGTCAGCAGCTGTTGGAGCTCCTTTACTTCCAGGTTTTCTCATCTTTTCTCCAGAACCATTCTTGATTCTTTCTTGCTTAGCATGGATATTATCCCATAATCCACGCTTCTCTTCTAATTCAGTTTCTTCTTTAACAGATAGCATTTTTTTTACATGACCAGCTACACGATCTACTGTAGTTTTATGTCCCTCTGGATGTAAATGTAATGCTAATTTAATATCATGAGATTGAACGTTCTTACCATACTTAGCAACTAGTTTTTTAGCAATGCCTTCATCATCTGTAAACACACCTTCTTCAAGGTTGGCTTGTTCGCCTAGTTCTTCTTTAGATTGTAGGTAATCTCTTACACAAGTAATATAGTCTTGTGCCAAAGTAATCTTTGATTGAACCCATTCAGGCATGTTTTCATCATCTTCAAGCATGTCAACCAAATCTGTTGCATTACGTACAATAGTTTGTAGTTGAGTTCTAGCCATCTGACCTTCATAGTCATACTCACCCTTATCAGCATCTTCTTTAATTGTTTCTTCTTTCATATTGATGCCGAGTTCATGATGACCTTCTGCTTTATTAAATTCTCTATCAGAAGCAATACTACGGCCTTTAGATGCATGCCAATGACCCATAGCTTCGTGATGATTAGCCATATGGAAATGGTATTCTCTAGAATTTTCCTTTGATTCTTTTGCCTTCAACAAATGGCCTTCTGCAGCTTCATATGATTCACCTGCGATTTCTTCATTCATCTTTGCTAGACGTGCTTTTGCTTTATCATGCACTGATGTATCTGCTGGCTTTTTATTACCAGTATATACAGTACCAGAAGCAACTCGGCCGATTGGTGTCTTGTCTGTCGTAGATTGATTGTTAGAAGCAAACCTTCCTTGTTTTCTTGGTGCATTACCTGAAACAACACTGATCTTTTCTTCTAGTGTTTCTTCTTTCATGTACTCGTCTTTGTCAGTATCTTCTTTGGTTAAACCGTGATAAGCACCTTTAACCATATTGATCTGCTTCTCACCAACTCTTTGTAAGAAACTCTTTTTCTTTGGAGGATTCTTTAATGCTGCAATGCGATCATCTGATTGTTTATCAATGGATTTCTTTAAGGATGCAGCTGCATCTTTATGCAAATCTTCCATTGAATACTCATTGATTGTTTCTTCATTGAAATGGCTATGAGCAACAGTAGTCTTCGTTGAAGATGTCTTTGGCCTTGTCAGATGCACGCTATCGCCTTCGCGGTGGGCATGTACTGTACTATTTGTTTCATCCTTAAAAGAAGTCTTCTCGCCATCCTTCAATTTCTTGATAGCTTCTTGATGTTCTGGATGTAGAGGATACGATGTATCTTTTCCGTGATGTACGGTAACCATCTTACCCCAAGAATAGCTAGCTTTATTCACAGTGGTCTTAGCGCTTGAAGTACCTTCTGCAAATTCAGAGAATGATTCCCATCTAACTTTCTTCGCAAGCTTAGCATCTTGTTTGTCAACATCACCATCTTTGTCAAGATCATCTTCTTTATTGTAATCGTCATCACCAATCTTGATACGACGACGAATCTTACGGCCGGATGCAGAGATCCTAAATGCACCTGAAGAAACGAAGCGAGCTTCTAATAGCTCTTTTAAGGTCTTAGACATCTTAATCTCCGAATGCTATTGATGTTGCTAAGCAACCTGTACCATTAGCTTCTACTGTATCAGTAGCTTTTTTACGAATAAAAACAGTATCATTAGCGTGAACGGTGGTAGATCCTATTGTATTTCCGCTAGCATCTTTAACTGTAAGCTTTCTTTCTGTACCACCAATATGTATCTTTACAACGTGGGCTAGTGATACATTAGTTGCTGTATTAGCAGCTAGAGTTTCTTCTGCTGCAAGAACTTGGATTAATCTGTCTGACATTTTTATTTCCCATTAAATGTTGATAAGTCTTCTTTGAAAGACTTGATTTTACTTTTCTTATTTATAGACGTTTTGTCTGATCTTTCTTTTGTACTATCCATCGTATAACCAGACCAACAAGGAGCTCCCATTTTTTCAAGCATTTGATTGATGACTGCTTCTTCGACCTTAACAACGTCTTTCAACCATTTACGTTGTTTGTTGCCTTCATATGTTTCAATGATTACATAGTTTGATCCTAGTCTTTGGATCTGTCCGATCTCTTTAGACTCTCGCACCTCAACTACATCACCAATTTTAAACAGCTCTCCGCTTACATATGCTTCACGTTCTTTGGATAATGTAGGAAGCTGGATATGTTGTCTAAAGTTAAATGTTTCTTTTAAACCTAGTGCTGAACGAAGCGCGTTGTATAACTTGTGTGCTTCCTTCAATGTACTTGGTAAATTCTTGCTAAAGACTTCAAAGCTATTATTCTTAACAGCCTCAACCATCTTTAACTCTACATCATTCTTACAATCTACAGAGATAATATTAATCGATTCAAAGTTGTATAACTTCTTACCTCTCTTATTACCATTATATCTGTCTACTGATTCTGTCAACTGCTTAGGCACATTGGGCATAACCAAGTTAACTTTGCTATAACCTTGTTCATACAAAGAATCTAATGCATCATATAGATCTACGATCTTAGCATCACTGATGATACTTCTTGCATGACGTGGAAACGTCTTGCGCATGAACTTAATCTTCGTGCTATAATCTAGTGGACAATTCTCATTACATTCTTGTGCTGAGTAGATCCTATAAGGACCACCTTGTGCAACTTCATGCACCTTATTAATCAGCTTCTCATCCTCTGAACTTGGCGGATTGAACATACCAAATGTAACCGTAACCTGCCCACTCGACTCTCTCAAGAACTCTTTAAACTGTTTCATTATCAATAACTCACTTGACCAGCAAAATTAAACTTCTTCAGTTTTCCATGTGTACGGCGCATCTGATCTTCTTGTCTTACACGACGTTGTAGCTTTAACGACAAGCGCTGCACAGCTGGACGTAGCTGCTGTAGCTTCTTGTCGACTTGACTTCTTTGTGTTAATGGGATTTGTGAACGTGAACGACCTTGATAGATACGTTTGATGATAAGGCCCTTGGCTCTTCTTACCGATCTGTTCTTAATGCGAGGCGTATCAGCTAAGCGCATGCGTTGTACTTTACGCTGCATCTTTAAGCGAGCCCTGCGATTGATAAATTGATTCCTACGTTTAAGTCTAGCAGAAGTATTCAACACTTCATTGAGTTCAGACTGCTCTTCCTCCGTTAATTCAACGGATTCCGCAAGCTCATCAAACTGCTCTGAATATTCTTTAAACTTTAACATTTTTTCCCATTAACCGCAGTTGGTTTCCCAACCTTTGATAATATGTTAAGCTAGTAAGCTACTTCCAGTTAAGTAGCTTTGCACTAACTTGTTCAATAAACTGGTATACCCTTATTTATAATAAATTATATATCGTCATCATCATGATCCCATTCTTGTTGACCTTCGGATGTTAATATAGTCATCCTACTGGCCTCAGGATCTAAGTTGATGATCTGATCTGCTATATCCAAGTAAGCTTCTTTTTCCAAGCTATTATAAGTTACCTTCATTGGATAATATTTTCTGATTGCTCCTCTCTTCTTTGGAGGTGCAGTCTTAATATCGACCATTACATCTGGATCAAACTCATAAAGCCCAGTTCTCTGGGGCTTCTTTCGAGGTTTCATCTTAGTGCTCATGATGTAGTCTTTGATCTAGTTAATCGTGATGTCCCATACCTTTTCTTACATCATGCATTAGTTCGTGTGCGTGTTCATCTGATACATGGCTAGGTACACCTTTTCTAAATGATTTAAAGTCTTTATTTTTGGCATGCTCTCTCATCTTGGTTCCAGAAATTCCTGTATCGCCTTCTGCATCAGGATCCCTTGAACCAGCTGAGTGTACTGTTATCTTCTTAAAGTGGAATGGAACTTTACCATCTTTGTTTGCTTTACCGTTCAACTCTTTAAACTTCTTCTTGTATTCTGGTACACGATCTGAACCAGCAACAACGTGTAGGTGTGTTACACCTTTCTTGTGTAGCTCAGCAGCGTGTGAGAACAGTGTAGGGTTTTCTTTGGATGAAGCACGTACATTTGCATCTGGTGCATAACGCTTCATGTGCTTGACCTTCTGTTCACCTGTTAAAGGGTTCTTTTCTTTGTCATTCGAATGAGATACGATAACATGGTGTTCTCCACCGTGTTTCTTAGCAACGTCTTGTACCTTCTTAACTACTTTAAGGTGACCAGTTGTAGGAGGATTCATGCGACCATAGGAAATAGTAGCATGCTTAGCATCGGTTTCTTCTGTTAGGAAGTCTACAAATGATTTCATTTTCTTACCTTAAGGAGGTTTGATCTTGCAAACTCTGCACGATTTACAAGTTTGGATGGTTCTGTCTTACCATTATGTTCATGATTAATAACGAAACCTTCTGGCTTCGATGCCTTACCTTCAATATGGTGTTCATATTTACTATGACCACTTTCTAATGATTTTACCAAAGTATTCTTAGCAGCAGCTAGATGATTATGAGCATGTAACAAGTTTTCGTAATGACCTTTGTTCTTCTCAACGTGTGCAAGTTCTTTCTTACCAACTTCGCGTTTAGCTGTCTGTGATTTTTCTGTCTTAACACCAGCAACTTGTTTATCGTGGTGTGCCTTAAGATGTTCTTTAAAACCCTTAACGCTTGGAGTACTGTTATCTCTGACAGTACGATTGATGTATGTTGCTAGATGTCCATGTTCACCGCTGTGTGCAGGATGGATTGCGTTGTACATCTTAGTACCATGTTCAGCATGAATTGCCTTAGCTGCATTCATGTGTTTATGGAACTCGTCTTGATGTGCTTGTGTATGCTGTGCTGTACTGGTATCGAAGCTAGCATCATGGTGATGTACATCAGGATGTTGTTTAAACTCGTGATGATTAACTTCATGGTGTGCAGACATTGAATGGATATCATTACCGTGATACTGTGTATGTACAGCAACACCAACTTTTGCCTTAGCTGCCTTCTTAGCCTCATCGCCATGTGCAGTGTAAGTAATGGTGTTAGGTGTGAATGATGCTTTGCCTGATTTCTTATCATGCTTAACATCACCTTCAGAATGCATGATATCGCCTTGATATACCTTGCCTTTTGGTGTAACCTTAGGAAGGTGTTTTAATGCAGCCTTTAATTTAGTAGCAAGACCTGGAGCATGACCATGATTACGGTCGATATCTGCTTCAGTATGATTAATCTTTGGATCTTTGTTGAATGCTGACTTAGAAGCAACAAAGAACTTCTTATTCTTTGGGTGTGTACCAAAAACTACTGCTGGTGAACCATCATATTTAGTTGTAAGATTTGCATTATTTTTACCAGCTTTCATATGTTCATGTGCATGTGTTAATGCTCCATGTGCATGCTCAAACCCTTCATGACCGTGCATCAATGGACGATCTTCAGGATGAGTAATATGCTTAAGCTTTGTACCTTCTGCTGCTGCAGATTCGGTCAAATATGTTTGAAATGATTTCATTTTAGCAGTTCCACTTTCTTAGTGCTAGCGCTTTGCGCGTTGGTTTTCCGTGTTCATCTTTCATAGGACCATCGACGCCACTCATACGAGCACAAAATGATTTACGACGGTTAGCAGCTTTACTTCCAGGTTTTAACTTAGATGGTTTAGTTGTTACAGCAGTTTTCAAATGATGTCCAGGATTTTCTCTATTGTATGCATCAACGCCTTTCTGTGTTAATCCACCAGTAGATGACTTATGCCCTTTAGCATCGATCGCATACTCTTTAATTTCTTTTTTACTACAGGCTTTACAATCACACTCTTGTCCAGGTGTGTCATGCTTATATTTATTCGTGAGTTCAGGAGTACCCCATTCCCCGGCTCCATGCTCTTCTTGTAGGTATTCTTTAAAAGTAATCATACGTATGTAAAATCTCCCATTAAGCGGGTTGGATACCCGCCTTGTCCTTGTGTGTCGCGTATGTTTAATTTTAAAACATACTTCTTAGTTATAATTTCCATATCGATACGTTTACCCAAACCACCTTTACCACCGTAATATATTGTGCAAGAGGTCGGTGTAGATGCAAGCTCCATATAATGTGGATCAATCTTAATTGACTTGATACCTGCTGCAAGCTTGTGTATCACATGATACCCTTGTCCTACACCTGATGCCAATAACTTCTTAAGGTTATCCTTCTGTTGACCACTCATGTTAGGCCAAACATCTTCGCTATAACCTTTAGCTAGCTTACCATTAAACACATCACAGAAAACTGGAGGTTTGATGTTAAACATGCCTAATAATTTTAAACCATTAACGTTAGTAATCTTACCGCTTTTAATTTCATCTGTAGTCAATACAGTTTTTACACCAACGTTGAAGAATGTTGCTGTGTTACCAAGCTTCAAGCTTAGGTATGCAACCACCTTACCATCGCCCATCAAAGTTAAGTCTGTTACCAATGCACCGATATCGTTATTGGCTTTTCCGCCTGGTGCAGAGATGATAACGTCTGGCGTATAAACTAATGGACGCTTCTTATTTAGCGCACCTTCAGCCTTAACAGTTAGCTTCTTGTATTTAGTAAGGTTGTAAGTCTTCTTTAAATCTTCTAATGCTGCTATCATCTTAGCGTCAGGAATCTGAATCCCTGCCCACCAATCTTCTAATCCTTTTTGGAAAATACCTTCGAAGGCATTCCCTCTGTTATTTGCTCCACGGTTTCCAGAAGAACCTTCACCAAACTTTAGGTTGAATGCTGATATTCCAGCATACCTTTTAAGTGCATCTAACTTTACATCTCCTTCTAACTGCCTAGTAACATTAATCAATCCTTGTTTTGTAGGATCTATATTGATAGGAGTCTCATGACTTGGATACTTATCCAATAACCATGCAAGCAGATGCATCAACTCATCGACCTTCTTCTTCGGCCAAGTATTGAGTTTTGATTGGATTTCCGAAGGAGTCTTGGGGAAAAAGTTATATGCCATGGATCTATTTATATAAAAAAAGAGGGGCAAGTTACCTCGCCCCTTAAAACTACTACAGTATGTTCCTGTCATCAGCTGTGCTGCAAATAGATCTGGTATAATGGTTCTTCAAGCTCTCTGGCCTCGACTTCCCAGGGAGCATTGTAGTGATCCTCTAGGTCAGCATGCATATTAAGATCTATACGTCCTGTAATCATCTGCCATGCGTGTACAATCTCATGTGCCATACACTTGATAGCATAGTCTAAACCTCGATCACCCCTGATGTCTATGGCGATCTCCTTAGGTTTACCTTTAGAATCCTCATCTGTGCAAAGGCAGTAGCCATCCACAAACTTCTGGAGACCTGAACCTTTGACAGAGATCTCAATGATGACGTTTGTCTTCTCATCAGGATCCATGAGTTCATTCAGAAATAAGGTTGCAGCTTTGTAAAGCTCTTCTCGTTTCTGAGCATTGATATACCTTGAAGGTTTAATATACAGCACCACTTCTCCTATTCCTGATCTGGACCAAAGCTACGTGGATCTGTCAATGACATCAAGTTGTCTTCCACATCATGGACAAGCTTTAAAGGACATGATAGCATTGCTGCCACAGTTGTAGCTTTAAATCCTTGACGAAGAAGATCCTCAATCTCAAAAGCAAGTTCACTCATACGACTCATGCTGTTCCTTTTCTCAAGTTCTTGTTAATCAAATTGGCATTACGAGCACCAATCTTCCAAATTGTACCTGTACGGTTGATGAAAGTCTTTTGACTTGCCTTCACCTTGCGAGGTTCACAGATGGTATATTTGACACCATCCACCATAGTTACTGTATCGTTGTATCTCATCGATTGTACTCCGTAGCAATGTAAACGTCAAAGCGTGTAGCATGTTTCTGTGGCAAGTATGAGTCATAAGCGCTGTTATAACGTCCACCGTAACGAGTCTGTGCATGTACACGACGTGGTCCACGTCCCATCAAACGAACGCGTTGACGATTTGGTTTCTTAGGTGCAGGTAAACCTTGATACTCTGCACGCATCACTGCATACTTGTGAGACTGCATGACGCTATCGTTGATAGCTTTGACAGTCTTTTTGATGACGTCAATCTGCTGCATGTCTGCAGCGGACAAAGGATCTGCAGTGAAGATGTAACCGGTGGATGTGCGTGGTTTAGTCATGAGTCTCTCCTTATTCTGACAAGTTAATGATACGTGCATCGAATTCCATAAAGCTAGTTTCCATTGGTACGAATACGATCTTACCAACGCGTGAACCTTTATCGCCTTTTTTATTCTCTACACCGTCAAAGACGTCTTTAGTACAAGTAACTTTGAACGCTTTGTAACCAACTTCGTTTGTGATGCCTTCAACAACACCTTCAACGAAGCAATCATTTCTACCAGCCATCGGTTTGAAATCATAGCCACGAATAACTTGACCAACTTTTGCTGCTTTCTCAAATTTTAACATACTGTAATCCTTTGCTTTTTTCAATTTATGGATCCATTATACCCTGTATCCCGCAGTTTGTACATAGGGCCCCCTAAAAAAAGTACAAGAAAAAAAAGCCAATGAAATCATTGGCTTGCACGGACGGCTCGTCATCTGGGAGCATTTCACCATGTGAAAAAAGTGAATTATTTTAGGGCCCCTGGGCAAGTCTTTGATTTTGTTAACCTTTTTACTACTGCCCAGAAGCTCCTGGTTGTGTCAATCCTTCTGAACCAATGTATCCATCAAGGGGAAGATCTTTGAGATGACCTGAGCACATCCTCGAGCTACCTCCATGTGTTCCTTTTGAGTACCATGTCCACTACGTAACTCAATGAAGTGCACCCAAGATCGCAGTGTACCATTCATGTATAAGCGACTAACAGTCAAACCTTCTGGCAACACTGCACGTGCTTGTTCCTTAGCGATACCATTGTTGACAGCCCAATCATATGCATGTTCAGCAGCAGAGATAACTTCTTGCTGCTTCCACTTCCATTGTTCCATCAAGTTCTGCTCTGTAAGAGTAAGACCGCTTAACGTTATACTGTTTTGTCGATTTGTGGGATCCTGCTTTCGTGCTTCTCTAAGTACGAACGAGAGATCTTTAGTAGGGTCAGCATATCGCTGACTGAATTCTTGGAAGCTGAAGCTTCTGTGTCTAAGGATTTGTCTTGCGATGTCTCTGGTTGTGGTGATTTCCATGCATGCTGAGACCATTTCGAGTGGTGACCAGTGCTGGTGTTTGATGAGGTATTGGATGAGTTTTGCTGATGTCTCGGTGTTAAGTTGGTTGGTTGGATTGGAGACACGGGCGCAATACGCAATGAGTTCCTGCGCATCTTCGATACCCACAGATCTAAACGATTCGGTTGGTTGACTGTAGGAAACAAGTTTAACTTCCATGATAGTGGTACTTTTCTGGTTCATTATATAGTTTGATTTCGATTACATTACCAGAAGGTACTTTGTAAACACAAAAATCTGTGGCTTCTTTTAAAGTTTTAAACCATTTGAAGGCAACGCTGTCGCCATTCATATAGTAACTTACCTTATACATTGATTTGTCTTCTATCGTAGACATTCCCATCCATCCTAGTTCTTCGTTACTGTATTCACTGAGTCTTCCCATCAGTGCACCTTTATTTGTTGTGATGTCTTTCTAAGCGGTTGGCTTGAACAGCTATCCAATAATTTTCTAAAATCTTCACCCGCTTCAGAGTGGTCTGCCATCAACATTAACCTAGCAACTGTTACAGATGATAGAAGCAACGGAGAGATTTGATACTCTATGCATAGCTTCGTTAAGGTATCATCTAATTCATATGATAATTTTAAAAGTTTTTCATCATTCATAACTAAATCCTCCAAAATCTTTCTTTTCTTTTGTACCAAACGTGTTAAGAGGTTTATCGTCTGCTGGTTTATCTGGTACGTGTGCAGCATCATTAATCAATGACTGAGCACTAGGTTCTACATCGTATAGCTTCATACGAGCTCTATCCACACCAATGATGAATCGCTTATGGAATGTAGGATCGTTGTAGCGATTCTTAAGCTGCTTAACCATAAGTTGGCCAAGTTTCTCAAGTTCTTCTGTTGAAATAACAGCAAACATAAAGTCAGCAGTTGCTGGTAAACCAAATGATTCTGAAGTATCTTCAAGACCAACGTCTGTGTTTGAGAAACCAGAACGAGTAGTCTGTGTAGCTGATACTACAGGACAATTATTCTCAACAGCAAATCCGCGCATCTCTTCTGCAATCGATTTGATATAGGAATATGTATTAATTGATCCACCTAGACCACGAACCCTTGAAGATGCACAGATGTTTAGGTAATCGACAAAGATGATATCAGGTTTAAAGTTCTTCTTAAGCTTAAGCTCG